TGCTCCAATTCCATTAGGATCTAACGCTATGCCAAAAGCACCGTTTGCTGCGTTTACAAGGTCGTCTATCTGAAGCGGTCCACCCGTTTCTACTTCGCCGTTATGATAAAATTGAATACCTTGATCGCTTACTCCTGGTCCGGTGCCACCACCCCATTGAAAGAATGTATCTCCAGCATCGTTTATGAATAATTCCCAAAATTGTCCCGCGGCTCCACCAGTAGACGCTTTGTATACTTCATTCGTCCATACCTGCCCCCAAGGACCATTCTCATCTGGAGCACGCACCGCTAAAATTGCAGGGAATCCTTGAAAGGAAGTCCCTGCACCACTCCCAGATAAATCTAAGGTGGCTTCGGATGCACCGAGAGAACCATTTGAAAGATTCAAGGACTTCGCTGTGTTATCCCAAATCATTGCAGCATCGCCACAGAACGCGCCTGCACAGTTGAACTGGACACTTGTAGTTGGCATGCCGGGAGTGCCTATACCTCCACTGGCGCCGTTTGATGCAGCGGTAAGTCGTCCTTGCGCATCCACAGTAATATTCGCATTCGTGTAGGAACCTGGAGATACGGCTGTGTTGGGCAGATCAGCCGCTACAAGTAAGCACGGTGCAAAGGTCGTAGCGGCATTGCAGGTGCCAATGACGAGGTGTGAAGACTGGCCAGCTGTCGGCGTCACGGCGAGTGTACCATTCGAGGTTAATGGAGAATTCGCAACGGTGAGCCAGGATGGCATCGTCAGGCCAATACTGGTCAGTCCTGTGCCTCCACCACCTCCACCACCGCCGGCCTGCGTGAATACAACAGAAACAGTGAATACTTTGGCAACCCCACCTGCGGTCGCCGTGCGCGTGTAGAGATAATCACCTGCTGCGAGGGTCGTGTTCTGGAGAGTCATCGCGCAGGTGGTTGTTCCATCAATGCCCAAACTGCCTGTTGCGTTGGAACAGGCCAGGGCTCCTACTGCGCCAGTCGTAAGCGTGGAGGATACAAGGTCAACGGATGCTCCCCCACGAATACGCGAGGCGATCGTTGTGGGCGTGCCGCCATCAGCGGTCACATCTACCTCAATCACTGTCGCATCATCTGTGATTTCGCATTGAATGGTCTGCGGTGCAATCTGAGCGTTAGTAAGGGCAGATCCATCATCGGAACCTGCACGCATAATGCAGACTCGTCGGCCTACGCCTGACCCGCCTCCAGATCCTCCCAGAGTAATATCGGATATCGTTACTGGGCCGGGGAATGCGATCGGAGTCCCGCCAGACATATTGACGTCATATCGCCCATCATTTGCGTAGAAGATCCACTGGCCATTCGTGTTCGCGGTGAATGGATTAGCAAGCGGAGTGTTGTTCTCATCAGAGTAGATCGTTGCGAGCCCGCCACCATGGTTATAGACGTAGATGGTGCATTGTGGGAACGATTCCTGCGCGAGCGTGGTGGACATCAGACCGGACAGGATGACTTGTTGATTGCCATCCTCGCACCAGCCATGCGCGGCTTCGTTGGTCGCGTGCGCAGGCGCTGCGGAGAATAGCAGCAGTGGCAGCAACCACAATAGATGTAGGAATCTTCGCATTCAAGCCCACCCTCGCTGAGTAATTTCGCTCATTATATCGTCCACTTTATGTCTGCCGTAGATTAGTGGAAGATGAGTTTCCTGAAATAGAATGCTGGGAGGCACCCATGCCGATGCCATCGACTCCTCGAATGAGATATATCGGTCAGGCGAAATGGAATTGCCGCGCGGGCGCCAGAATATTGCCGTCGGAGTGTTCAGGTAGGTAGATACGATGCCCACGCCGGCTTGGTAGGAGATGACAAATTCAGCGTTATTAGTAATGGAGAACAGTTCACCGAGTTTCGTATGGCCGATTTGATTGTTCCAGTAGGAACCGTCGCCATTGAGAGCGGTGCTAATGAACAGATCATAGTAAGAAGAATCGTATGGCGCACCGACCACGACGATATTCAATCCGAATTCATTGTGGATGCGTCGTCCGAGGTCAATCCACTCCTGTGGCTTCCACATCATCCCGCGATTGTGACCATTGACTGTGTTTCCTTGTAGCGGACCTGGATAGAACACGGCGTAAGGGCCAGCGGAAGCGATTCGCTCGGCTGCTGCGCGTTCCTTGTAAGTGATATCGAAGTGTTTGAAGATATCCCAGTCGATCTGATGATTCGGCAGCCAATCCTCAAGGCGGATTCCACGCTCAAGGGCAGCGTTGGGGATTAGCGCACAGACCTGCTCTCCCTTGAACTCATACATACCGTCCTCGACGTAATTAAAGTAACCGTCTGGAGTGGTCACGGGATCACCAAGCAATCCCCAATCGCGCATCTCTACAGAGTTGACAAAGTCAAATCGCCGCAGGAAGTCCAGCGCGCGTGTTTCTATTTCACTGTCGGTCCCGGCAAGGTAGATATCAATGGGACCGGATGGATCATGCTGGTCGCGCACGCTTTTTATCTTGTGCAGAGCCCATACAGAGTCGCCTATCCCGGTGGGAAGTATGAACTTCATAGATCCGCCCGATGGAGGAGAATGGATCCGGTCCAAGTGTCCTCAAAGGTCGCCCAGTGGTGCATCACCGAACCTCGGACGGAATAGGCAGCAATAATCGCAGCGGCTGCCACGACCATATCGCGCGAGTCGTCAATGAGAATCCATTCAGAACCGGACTCGCAGGCTAGGCGCGTATCGTTGAATGCGTTGTTGAAGGAGTGATTGCCATCCACATGGAACAGATCCACGCACGGTACCGACTGCAAGGTCATGCTGTCTTGCAAGATGAACTCATGCGACTGACCATTCTTCTCCATCAGATCGCGCGTGTAATCGATTAGATGAACATCGTCTCCACGATCCTTTGAACCATCATCGATGCCGATGTAATGCGCGCCAGGAGAAGCTGCAAGGAACGCACGAGCTGCCGTACCGGCGCCGACGCCTATTTCACAGATCGTTCGTGGTTGAATAACATGCGAGACAGCAAACTTGAAGCACGCATAGCCCCGGCGGAACTGTTCGGTCATCAAGTAAGGGAACTTGAGGTCCCATTCCGGTGAGTCGGGACGGTGGTCATAGTCCAAAGTTGGATAGAGATCACGAATTTGACGCGCTGCACGAACCAGCTTTGAACCGAAAATGGTATCTTCGGTACCAGCTGGGATCAAACCGAACTCTGCAAGGATGGTTGCAGTCTCGCTCACGATTTTCTCCTTGTGGTTAGATAGACTTCTGGTGCGCCGACTGCTTCGTTCATATGGGAGGCGTCCTCGGCGATGATTTCATGGCCTGCGTCTGCTATTACTTGTTCGACCATGCTGCGAGTTGGCCAGCTTTCGTGCCATTCAGTACCTATGTCCATCGGCTCGCGATCATTGGGAAGAATGTGCTGAGTGAACAGGGCATATCGTCCTACTGAGAGGATGTTGCGCAGGCAGACCGGCCAGTCAGTTAGACTGAAATGCTTGAGCACGGAGAAGCTGCACACGAGGTCAGCGGATACGCTCAGATGTGCGGCGTTATGAATATCTCCTTGGATAAAGGAAAGAGAAGGATTTCGCACGCGTGCGTAGCCAAGCATGTGAGCGTTCTTATCGAGTCCAATGTATGGATGGGTGGGACTGAGAAAGTACGGCACCCACCCTGTACCGCAGCCGCACTCGACGATGGTCTGGATAGGAAACTGTCCTTGGAGTGCTGAGATTTTATAAGCGTTCCGCTCTCCACCTGCTCGCCATGATGGTTCCTCGGCGGCAATCCGCTCGGGCGTGTACCACTCGGAGATATCAGGGAAGGTGATGGCTGTGCTCATTTGTGAACCTTGTAATGTTCGAGCGCAGCGACCACAGAATTCACCGTGTGCTCAAGGCCGAGTGACTCGTTGCGGAACAGTCGCATCGTGGGATAGAACGGTGAGTCCATTCGCTTAAGTAGAAATGGCCACGAGGAGCGGCCGGGGAGCATCAGCCAGGTAGGCTTGCCCATCGCCCCTGCCAGATGCGCGACACCTGTATCTACGGTGATAACGAGATCGAGATTATCGATGATTGCAGCAGTATCTGACCAATCCTTGATAGCTGGTTCTAACACGATGACCTTATCCTCGGTGGGCAAGGGCTCATCGTATTGCAACGATACCCACTGAATACCGGCAGGCGTGGACGCTTGCAGAAGTTGGCGTGCTTGGGACTTCGAGAGTGTTTTGTACTTGCGCGGATAGGCGCCCTCACCTGCTTTTGTGCAGATGCCGACCAACGGAACACCGGACGAACGATCAATGCACATGCTACGCAGATGAGATTTGTTGGCGTCGGCGAACACGTACGGTCCATGCCAGAGATGCATCGGAGCAGTTGCGCCAAAGCGATGCGCTAAACCAAGTAAGGGGACGAAGTAATCAAAGTCAGATGGATTGACCGCCCATTGATAGTTATGATTGGGAATGATTTCATCGATATAAGGATTGTTACGAAGTAAAGGTGCAAGCAGGTGTGGGCACACGTATGAGACGCGCGCGCCCTCCCGCTTCAAGCGCTCCATCCAGCGCAAGAAAATGAGGTTGTCACCGAAGCCACCGCCATCGAGCACGAGAATGCTCTTGCCTGCGAGTGGCTGATGCGGTCCTTCCCACAGTTTAATGATCTGCGTCAGCCATCCCCAGTCGGCGTGATAGTGCTCATGCAACGGCCAACCATCTTCCCATCGTCCCATGCGAATCAGCGCGTCGGAATAGGTGCTGCCAACCAATTCGTTGCATGGGTCCATGTCGAAGGCTTCCTTAATGATGACGAAAGCATCATCGAATCGGCTGAATGTCTCGAGAATGATGGCTAGATTGAGCAGAGTGGAGGAGTTCCGCTCGAGCGATACAACACGCTCGGCTGCGATGAGAGCTTCGTGATCGCGCTGGCAGACGTAGAGAGCAGAAGCGTAGTTGGAAATGTCCAGCCAATCATCAGAGGGAGCAAGAGAGAACTCATCGACGATGCGCAGCGCCTCGGCGGTGGACATCATCTTCTGCGTGCCGTAGGCGGTTTCGTATGGACGCGGGACGAGTGCGATCGGTACGTCGGGCATGGCAAATTCCATGCGTTGGAAAGTGAGTTCGTTATCCGCCATAAGGTCCTGCGACTCCAGCAAGCGTGTTGTAGTAGCTGAAACCGGTCGTTCCTAGCATTGGCTCGCGTATACTAAACCAATTATCGACAAACTCCTTGTCGTTCTTGCGATCACGAATGAGATATTTCGTAAAATCGTCGGCAGCCTTGGCCATTAGGAACTTGAAATCAGGTCCGGCGGCGCGTGGAGCCATGTCCTTGTTTCCTTCTGCCCACTCGTAGGCGAACATGCGCGCTTTAGCGAGGACCAATTCTTCGCTGATGGAGTACGGAAGCGTATCGTTCGGATCGGTCATATCCACACCACGCCGCAAACCATAACATTGATAGACAAATGGTGAGACTGGCTGGCCCCAGAGCTCAAACATCGCATAGCCAAGTGTGGCGGATTGATTGACGGTCCCGGCGCCGCGCGTGTCAGTCTTATAGGCAACCACATGGGTAGGGAACTGATACCACGAGCGCTGCGGATCTTGAGAATCTACCCACTCGCGGCCTCGCGTAACGATCATATCGAGGTACATGGACATGTTGCGCGCTGTCTTAAGTGTCATAAAGTCGCGTACAGGCGCGGTGTAATAGACCTGGTAGACCTGGAAGGTAGAAGTAGTGCTGCCGGGATCGGCGTAGATGCGATCGAGCGTTGCTGCGCCGGTGATGGGATTGTACGCGATGATGTTATAGATGCCGGCGGCGGCTGAGCCACGTAGTTGGCGTTGTGTGATGAGCGAGGTCGGATAGGAAACTTGCGATGCGTTGAGTGCAGCGATCGCGGTCGCATCGAAGGTGAGGGATGCGCTGCCTTGAGTCAGATTAGCTGTACCGGAGGTGACAATCTGAGGCGATATCCATGCCCAGTCGATTAGATTGAACGACCAGAGATTCTTCTCGCGAACCTCCCGCCATGCACGATTGATGAGAGTGAGAGTATAGGACCAGGGGAGCTTAGGAACGGTTCCTCGAAGCTCGGACTGCATGGTTATGAGTGAGATGATGCACCCCCGGCTCCGATTAAAACGCTCGCTTCGGCATACGCGGCTTGGGCATCAGTTTACGCCGCGGTCGAGCGAAATGAGAGTTATTTGCTGGAATCTTGGTGGATAATTTAGACGATAGTTTGGGACCGTTTAGCGGTGGCGTGACGGTTCCTGTATCGAAATGACTGTTAGGCTTGGTCGAGAATGGCGATTTCAATGTGCTGCTCGCCATCGGACTAGACGCACAGTGCGCGGAAACGGAAGCTCAGGCCGGACAGGTCGGAGGCCGCAACGACTTGCGTGCCGAGGACTTGTGACTGGCCATAGAGCGATGCGGTGACGAGCGACCAGTATTGAATGGCCACCGATGGTACCGCATTCCCGTAGCCGCCATAATTGAACACCGGATAGGCTATCACCTTGCCGGTCGTGTCTACCACAGGAGCCATCGATTCAATGCCGCCAATGCCTAGGTCGGAAGCGTTGATAACGTCGCCTCCGGTGGTCGGCGTAGCGAACTGCGTATAGGAGGAAGGACCTGTGTGATCGAATACCTTTTCGATCTTCGCGCCGACTGGCTGGGGATATCCAGCCAGAGGCTGATTGCCCGCAGTAAATGCCATTTAATCCTCCCCTTAGATACGGCCCATGAAGTTGCCGCGAGTCAGGATGACGGTCGATGCTGTGTTCGATACGGGTGCGGCGATTGCAACGCCGAGTTGCGCGGCGAGAGTGACGACGCCAGCCGCAGCACCTACGTCGGCGGACGATGCCAGGGTCGCGCTAACCTTTGCAGTTACCCAGTTGCCAGCCGCGATGGCGGTCAGAGTACCGGAGTCGAATGAGACAGTCGCGATGCCTGCCACCTGGATCCAACCAAAGTTGGTGGAGGTGATGACGTTGATGAGAATTCCCGCGATATAGGTGGGCACGGCGGTGGATGGCTGCGCATCGCCAGTGACGGTGTAGGTCCCGTTGCCGAGGTTCGTGGCTGTCCAGAACGCAATGCGGCCCTTGACCGCAGCTTGCGTGGTCGTGGTGAACCCAACGTACATGTAGACGCCGCCATAGAGCGTGCCAATGACGGTGTCGGAGAGAGCGAGCGCGGTCGCATCGTCAAGGACGATACGATCCCCAGGCTGCGTCGCTGAATAGTTGACCGCAGGCGCGCCAGAGGGTACGGAGACAACTACTCCGCCGGCTGTCGCGTCGTTCACATCGTTCAGGTATTTCGCGGTGAGAGCATCGCACTGCTTTGTGAGCATTCCGCCGGCCATATTTAAGTTCTCCTTTACTTAGAATCGAATATCGTTTGTACCCTGACTAGAAGCCGGCGCCGATCAACTGCCAGTTGTCACGCGGCGAGGTCGTGTATGCATTCAAGGCCGCCTTGAGGAACATGACGATCAAATCCGCGTTGGTTTGCGAACGGATCGGCGGCGTGAAGTTGAAATTGTATTCTGGGTCGGCCGAGGGGCGCAGCTTCCAACCCTTGGCGCGCAGCCAGAAGAACGGTTCACCAGGCTTGCAAGAGGTCACGGATGGGAAGTTCGAGATGGCCGACTGGGTTGCCGAGAGAGTTGGCGTGGTGAAGGTGGATGGCTTGATCGAAGTCGTCTGCGACAGGCCGGACGGGAGGATCGTCCCGTACTTGGTCGAAGGAGCCAGCTTGTCCTCGAAGATCATGCCGTCGAGTACCTTGAGGCCGCTCATGCCGATCGATACGTCCTGCTGCATCTCAAAACGCTGTTTCGGTTCCTGGCGCTCGAGTAGATAGGCGTAGAGAGCTTTGTTGCACAGGCCAATGTCAGGGCGCTGCACGCAGTTGAGATATGCTTCGACGATCTGCTTGTAGGTGATCTGACCTGTGTTGCCGGCCTGGTCGCCTACCCATGTCGGAACTGAGTTCAGCGTGTTGCCAACCACTCCGTTGCGCGACTGGCCACCGTAGGTCGTGAATACGTTGCCATCCCAGGAGGGATTGACACCATCGTTGAGCGCCTCGGAGATTCCGTTGATGTAGATTATGCGGTTGCTGCCAGAGATCGATTGACCGTGGCGATAGAAGTCGATGGCGATGTCGGTGTTGAGCGCCTGAACGGCGTTGGACATGTAGGCATCGACAATCTTCACTTTGACCGCGGGACCGGATCCTTGGACGACATTCGTCTGGAACAGGTTCAAGGGAACTTGCTCGACGTATTCCTTGGGAACGAATGCCGTCGCCGCAAGGATCTGCTTCTGCATGACCGTCACGTCAGAGCCGGGAGCGATCGCGCCGCCGTTCACGCGGTCATACTGGAATGGCGTTTGCATGAGCGTGCCGCCGAGGAACTCATCGAGTGCACCGGAAACGCGGAGCTTGCGCAACCAAGCAGTGTCTACGAAGAAGTTATCGTAGAGGATGTCGTCGCGCAAATCTGCGAGAGTCGTGGCGCTGATCTGGTCGAAAGTCGGGTCCGCGGCGAGCGCCATCGGCCCTGAATAGTCGTACGAATCGCGCTCGACAACTTGCATCGACTCCATGTCGATGACGACGCGAGTACTGATTCGACGGACAGGATATCCAAATTTGTCAGCCACAGTTATTCTCCTTTATCGTTGAGCTAGTTCGCTCGCCCGCCTTGTCCTGACTGCATATCTAAAATTGTCTTGGTGGCGCGTTGTACGCGCTCGTTCGAGCGGTCGCCCACTTCCCACGGTTGCGCTTCGCGGCCTGCCTCGGGACGCTTGGTGAAAGGTGAGGTCGAGGGTGCCAAGGGGCGCAAATCGGGATTGCCGTAGGTCGTAGCCAGACGCTCGCGTTCTTCCTTCGCACCTTGTTCCATCAGGCGCTTCTCATAAGCAGCCTTATCCGCCGATTCACGCGCAGCGCGCGCGGCATCCACGCCATATTTGTTCTTCCAATAGGCTTCTACAGGTTGACGAGCGGCCTGAGCCTCGGCGCGGAGAGCACGGAAGTTGAGTTTCTTGTCGGGGAACAATGCGGAATGTTCAGCGGCAATGTCCTGCGCGAGTGCGATGGCATCGCCTTCTGATTGAGCGATCTGTGTGACCTGATCCATTGTGACGTACTTGGTTGGATCGAATCCTTCGGGCAGGCCAGTCTTCTTTTCTGGTTCAGCTGGCGCGTAGCCCATCGTTTTCGCCACATCGATCAATCCCAGTTCCTGCATCTTGCGAATCGCGGCCTCGGCCTTGGCGCGCTCACCCTTCTCGGCGATGAGTTCGTTCTGCATTTTGGCGTACTCGGGGAGGACTTGTTCGTCGCGCCATTTCTCGTAGGTCGCGCGGTCGTCGGTGCGGGCTTTGTCGGCTGCGGCGACTCGCTCAGTGGCGGCGGTGAGTTCAGCTTGCTGCTTATCGAAGGCCTTGCGTGCAAGAGGCGTGTCGAGGAGAGTGATGTCTTCCTGCGTTGCGCCTAGAGTTTTGAGATGTTCTGCGTATGTCATTGTTCACTTTCCTCCATGGATGGTGGAGTTTCTTTTAGTCGCCTTTCACTATCCAGCTGACGGCGGAGCTTGCGGCTCACCGGGAGTGGATGCTTCCTGCATTGCACCAGACGCTTTTTGTAACCTGTTGAGTATTTCCATAATGTCTTGCGATATCTCAGGCGCCTCTTTGGATAGCATGCGTAGAGCCTGTACTGCTTTGATTAACAGAACCGTCTTTATCTGCCCCGTCGATGGAGTCGCAGGAGCTGGTGCCACCTGTACGGGCTGAGTCGGTCCACCCTGCGGCGGTGGAACGTCTCCACCAGGACTAGGCATGGCCGGAATGGCGCCAGATGCCATTAAACCTTTTTGTGCGGGCCGGACTTCGCGCCCTTTTTAATGGAGCCAGCCATACCTGCACCCATATCGGTCTTGAGCGAGAGTTTCTTCGAGCTGCCGCCAATCTTCGCCATGTTCTGAACCTTGCTGCTGGACTTGCCGTAAGCCATCGAATCACCTCTTCGAGAGTGTGGGACGGGATAAATTCAACCGTCCCCCTTAGTTATTTGCCGCCCTTTTTACCGCCCTTTTTCATTTCCGCCTTCTTGCTGATTTTCACTCGAGTCTCCTATCGATGATGTAAATAGAAAACGGCCCGCGCAAGAGAAGATGGGGGAAGAAGCCATCCTGTCCTACGCGGGCCGCTTGGTACGCGCGCCAATTAAGGCTGCGCCAGTTTGAATCCCGCTAACGGATGTGACTGTACGATGATTACCCTAGTGGTTGTCAAGGAGATTTTAGTTATTTGTTGTCGTCGAAGGATACTTTTTGTTCTTCACGGAAGCGGATGGAGTTCATTGCGCCTTGCGAGAAGTCGATCATCAGGGTTCCGGTGGAGTTGGAATCATTCAAATGCGCGCAGATTTCGGCGAGGGAAGTGGAGGGAAGAAAGCCGCGCTCGCGCACGAGTTTATGATGGTCGATAACAGGAGCTATGGCCGTATGTCCATTTGTATGATTCATTTGGATTGGGTAATGGTCGAGCGGGCCCCGTTGTCTTTCGATACCACACGCGGTGGCGCTACGCCAGTTGTGGGACGACCCTCGGGATTGCCTCCACCCGGAGGAGGTGCGCCGGGAGGTCCGCCAGGTGCCGTGGGAGGAGGAATAAGACCCTCTGACTCTGCAATTTCATGCATGCGCGCGGCGAACTGAATGTCCATTTCCTGTTCGTTCTTGAAGCGTTCCATGACGTCGGAACCGGGAATTGTACCGTAGTTAGGAACGTTGCATGCTTCGGCGATCGTCTGTGAGTCGATCTTGATGCCGGCCT